GTACTCCAAATTGCGCGAGAGGTCATCTACATAGCCCAGACAGGTTTCGAGACCTCGAATCAAACCTGTGGTTTCCTTGTACATGGAGAAGTCTTTAGCCCCTCCACCACTGAGAAATTGTAGTGCAGAGTCCTTATCGGACTCGATTCGTTCCTTTAGCACGTCAAAGACGGTTTTAGCCATTATTGGCCTCTATTGTTGTTGGAATCCTTCATTGTCTTGAGCAAGTCAAGATCTAACTTCGTATTGTCCTTCCTGCGATCTGCGGCAAGTTTAGCGCCCGCTTTCTGCGCGTCGATCTGCAATTCTTGCTGCTTCAGGGCCAGTTCAGCCTGATCCATCTGCGCGTCCTGCATGTTTTCTTGCGCCTGTAGCTGTAGCTTGGCCTGTTCGATCTGGGCATCTGCCTGATCTTTAGCCGCCTTACGCTGCACTTCTTGCTGCTTGATCTGTATTTCTGCTTGTTGCATCTGTACCACGGGGTCTTGAGCTTGCTGCTGTGCTTGCTGTTGGGCTTGCTGCTGTTGATTTTGCTGCGTAAGTTGCTGCCCAGCTTGTGCCATAAGACGGGCCAAATTGACCTCCATGTTCTCTGGTAGCTCGGCGTTTGGGTTGGGTAGTGGTGCGCCCAACTTCTCTTCCATATCCTTGCGGTACTTAAACCCAAGGTGTTCTGCTATGTGCGCCTGCAATGCAGCAGCAATACGCTGTGCTTGAGGGTTCTGCCCAATAGTCGCTGCAACCATCGGATCTTTTAAGAACGACTGGTGCGCTGCCATGTGAGCTTCGTGGTCTTGGTAGATAAACGCCTTCATAGGCTTACCATTCAAGGCGTTCATATTCTCGCTGACTGGGTCAGTCGGACGAATGTCATCTGTAGTTGGTACTAGCTTGTCAGCGTTCTTAACCCCCAACACTTCAATCATCTGCCTGTGTAACTGTGGCAGGTCGTAGATCTGTGGGGCTGATTGAGCCATCTGCAATACTGCTTGGTACTGCACAACGCGCTGGGCCATTGTAGAGCTGTTCGGATCACTGACTGGGATGACATCAACTGCCATATAGTCTGCCACGCGAGCACTCACTTCGCCACGCATCGGCTCGTAGGCATACTCTTCTGGCGCGTGTTCCGACATGATCGCCTTGAGCAGCTTAAATTCCTGCTTCATGGCGTAGTGGACACGGGCCTGTACCGCAGCCATAGGCTTTAGCGTACGCTCCAACAGGGCAAGCGTGGTGCCTACAGGAGCATTAGCTGACATGTCCGAGATGTTCATGTCACTGATAGCGCCCAGACGACGGCCTTCACTCGTAATCTGATTTAACAGGGCTAACAGAGTCTGACTTGGCTCCTTGTATGGGAGCGGCATGATGTTGTCGCGGATGCTACCTGACGGTACGTCTACATCCTTGAACTCTCCCGGCTCAATCGGCGTGTCATCGCCCTTAATACGCAACCCACGAGCTTTTAGACCCCCCGGCAGGTTAGCTAGCGTGCCAGCGTCCACCAGTTGCCGTATCAGCGACGTTCCAGCCTTAGCGTATCCCCCTATGATGTGGATAAGACCAAGTCCATAGAACCCAAATCCGGGCACGTACACGTAGTGCACAAAATGCTGACGCTTCAGCATCAACGGATCATCGGGGTTCCAGTTTCGACGTATGGCAAGGATCTCGTTCGTACCACGCTCTAGCGTTACCACGTACGGCTTGGCAATATCATCCTCATCATCGTCGATGCCTTCAATGACCAGATCCGCATGTATCTCATATAAAGAGTAGCGGTTATCGTCTGTCAGTGAATACCCACCCTCTTCAGCCTTACGTTCTTCTATATCAGTGTGGTACGTTTGTGGCTCGCCCAGCTCCACATCTCTGTAGAACCCGCCAGCCTGTAATTTTCTTAACTCGTTCTTGGTCTTACGCATGATGTGCGTAACACGTTCTGCCGTCTCAATGTGTGAGGCACCGTAGGGCACGACCACATCTTCGGCGGGTATATACACGGCAGTCTGTCGGCCTATGTTTGGGTCAAAATAGACCTTCTTAAACGCACTACCAGCCAAACCGAGGCTGTACAGGAGGCGCTCGTGCTCAGGTCTGTACTCCACCATGCGCTCGGTGAGTTCGTAGTTCATGTCCGCTTTTACGCGGTTTGCCGCTTCTTCCTTGTCCTTATCTTCCACGCCGATAATCTTGACCTTTACAGGGCCAGCGGCTGGGAACGTCTCGGACATTGTTTCGGCTTGGAAGCGAATAGCGGCTTCAGCGAGGACTGTAGAATACACACCGCACGCGCCCTCCCACGGATCAGTACGCTCTTCGTACTTGAAGCCCAGTACATCCAGACCCTTAACAAACGTATCGGCCCAGTCCTTGCGACTAGATATGTCCGAATCTACAGACCCTATCAAGTTATCTGCTAACTTGTTAAGTTGTCCGTCGCCCAACGCTTCTGCTAGGTTGGCGTCGAACGACATGACATCTGTAGTGTCTGCGTCGGGAATGATAGTGATTTCTACACTACCGTCGTCTAGCGTCACCATCTCTGGATTTACAATCTCAATCTCCAGACCAGCGGTTTCGTCGTCTTCTATGCCCTGTGGTGCAGCGTATAAACCTTTTTCTATAGCCATAATGTATCTCTAAATTAGTCTTGTGCGTCCGCCTGCACGGAACCCTTCAGGCATCTCAACTGTACGGTCAAAGTAGTTCCCTCGCGCCATATTAGGATAGCGTCTTTTGAAGCTACCGTGCTTCATAAAACGAAGTACATTCGGGTGCTGTAACAACTCTTCGGTATATCCAGCAAGCTCTTCATCCGTCGCTTCACGCGCAGCATTGTACATTGCTGCATATCGGGCGGGGTCATCATCTTCCGAAGATAAGCCAAACGCCGCCTCGGTATGAAGTAAGTCCGCCAATAAACGTACGTTCTCTGCAAGGTCGTCTCTGTTTTGTGATGTCATAATGTCTTGGACTCGGTTTAGCCTCTCCATATTCGCATCAGTGCCTTCAAAGTGCCTGTATTCGTGAGCAAAAACACGCGGGTTTGCGTTCACTGCTTCTAGTGCTGTCACCGTGTTAGGCTCAACCTCTAGCTCGTAACCCTTATATCTCTGCCGAAGGTTCGGGTTTTCAGGGTCTTTAATGTTGCCCGTAGACATACCTTTTATGCCAGCCCCTTCCGGGCCAACACCCGCTTCTTCTGGGAACGCCTTTAACCTAGCGCGAGATGGATCAATCGTTGAGCCTTTCGGCATATACGGGGCGACGGCTAGCTGAAACTCTGCATCGCCAAGTTGAAGGGACGCAAGGAAATCCCTCTGCTGTGCTTCAGACATCTTGTTTGCTGCCTTAGTAAGCACGCCCTTAGACTCGGGAGATCCCTTGGATATGTGTTCTTTTAGTTCTGGTATTAATGCCATTAATAAAACCCGCCCCGCCGCGACTTAAAGTATCTTTGTTCTTCAGGCTCATCTGTCGGTAGGCGTATAAACCCGCCCTGCCTGAAACGCATGAGTGCCATGACTGTGGAGTCAACCAAGTCATCATGGCTCATAAACGGAAATCCGGCAATCTCCTCAACTACCTCTTCCGCCCACCGTGTGGGGGGTACCCACACCAAACCAGACGCTACAATATCAGATACTGAGTTCAGACGTGCTAACTTATCACCTGATCCCCTGTGGGGCGTATACTCTGATACTGGCAGTCCCATGCGCCTCATCTCTTGGTACAGCGCCGTGCCCGATGACTTCTTCTCCACGATGAACGCATCGGGTTCCCACTCACTATACTCCTCCAGCGCCATCTCTTTTAGCTCTGGGAACTCCATCCGCTGCTTGATGCTGTTGAGCAGGATGATGTTATACGCTCCCGTCTCTTCGTACAGGAACACACCCCATGTAGTCAGCGCCGTGAAGTCGGCACGGTTGTGCTTTTCTGCCGCTGCGTCCAGAGACATGATTATATACTCACAACTTGGAGGCCGTTCCTGATCCCAGATCTGCCACCACTCCCGCTTGACCAGCGCAGCCTCTTCCGCCGTGGGTGTCTGCTGGTACTGCGCGTTCCACTGGAATGTAGGCATGGATGCCTTAGTCCGTAACAGCGCCTCTAGGTCAAAGAACTCAGGCCACAAGGGTTTCTCTGTGACCTCTTCGGTCTCTGCGTCTTCAACTTCCAGTATGGCTGGGAATTCGACGATTTCGTACTCATCTGCCCTGTCGTTCTGCGTCATATCACGCACAACACGCCCCGTCAGGTCATCTTGATGCCATCGGGTCTGAATTATTGCAACACGGCCCCCCGGCATCAGACGAGTCCGTGCACCGAAGGTAAACCATTCGTACGCCTTCTCAAAAACAGCAAAATTACCGTTAATTACGTCCTGTTCCGAGTGCGGATCGTCAATTAACAGTAGATCAGCACCACGACCAGCCAATGCAGAGCCAACACCGCACGCATAATACTCGCCGCCGACGTTAGTATTCCATCTACCAGCCGATTTAGAGTCGCTGGCAAGCTGCACCGTAGGGAAAATAGCCTGATATGCGTCTGTAGAGATCAGATTTCGCACCTTACGACCAAAATCTACCGCCAAATCAGTGGTGTGCGACACCATCATCACCTTTTTGCCGGGATTTCGCCCTAAAAACCACGCTGGGAAGAAGATAGAGACAAGTTGGGACTTGCCGTGGCGCGGTGGGATGTTCACACAGATGCGATCCTTGTTACCTTCTTCAATATCCATCAACATGTCAGCCAAAATACGGTGATGCTTACCTACAATGTAATCTGGCTGCATACGTTTGCAGAATTCTATCAGGTCGTCATAGGCTTCTTGGTTAGCCTGACGTGTCGCAAGCTCATCCACGATGCGATTGATCTCTATAACTTCGTCATCAGAGAACGCATCAAGGTTATCCAGCATGTTCTGGACTTCTTCCTCAGTAAAGTCGGGAACGGCCTCAATCATCGTATTCTTCTGGCCCCAGCACTTCATCCAGATCTAGTGTTTCGCCATCCAGAATGACCGCATCTTCTGCATACTCTATAGGCTCGACCAGTTTCTCCAACTTTGAACGTAACTTGTTACGTAGATCGTCCGTAGACTGGTGCGTTATGGTTACTTCCGTCTTCTCTGCAAATAACCCTACGTCTGAAATCTTACCCAGTAGCTCCAAAGCACGTATACGGATACGTGGGTCGTCATTCTCCGACTCTAATAGCAGCTTGTTAGTAACTAGGTGCCGGAGTTGGGTTGCGTTTTCTGCAACAGAGTGTCCGAACTCTTGGAGTATGTTGTTGGTAAGTATGATGGAGGCAGGTGTAAGGGTCGAAATTTTCTTCGTTGTAGCTTTCTTAGAAGTTTTTTCAGGATCTTCCGCGTAAGCCGCAGCAAGTTTTGCAGCGGTGTCTTTGTCATCTTTGTTGGGTTCAACATCTAGGCCGTATTCGGATAACTCTAAGGCTGTATTGCACGCAGCTTCCGCCTTATCTCTAAGGTCTTCGTATGGAACCTCATCAGAAAAGGGCACGCCGATTTCAGGTGCAATAAATAGAGTCATAGGCAAAGACTGGATTGTGTCGCTGGCTGGTAGCCGTTGGCGCGAATATACACCAAAAACCACCAGATATAACAAAAAATTTTTTGGGGGGACTTTTATTTTTGGGGTGGGGGGTTTCCTGTGTGGAGATTAGTAGGGAACGGCCTCAAGAAAAGGGGGCAAATTGGCAGAAATGCTAGTTATTCGTGGAGATTAGTAATACTAGCAGCACATGGAGTCACAGCAGCGCAGCGGCGGGGTGGGGATAGGGTGGGTATTTTGTACGGCCGTACAAGGTTTCGGGCGCTATCTATTGCAAAACCGAAAACCCGTGGGATTCTAATTGTGTCGGGCGGATAACCTCTCGACCGGTTGCGGTACCGTCTATCGCACACTATTGGAAACAATAAACTATGGCTAAAAAAGCTAACGTCGAGCGCGACGTAAACGCGCAGCAATCCCTCGAATCAGTCAAGGGTGAACTTCAACAGGCAGTGTATGGTATCAATGCTGACATATCCGGCGCATTCGAGCGCATGGAATCGGTCGCAGTCTACCAGTCTAAAGCCAAGCAGGCCGAACATGAGTATGACGAGTCGCTTGGCGAGTACACTGGTTGGCTCCACGACAATGGATTCACTGCCAGTCAATTCCGACAGGCTCAAGCCAAGCAGTTCGCTGAGGGCACTGACGATCCAGCATACAAGGCTCACAAGGCTTTTTATGACGACTCGAAAATGAACTATGCCGCTAAACTGGCAGCGACAGGCGACTACAGTGACATTGATCTTATGCCGTTGTATAGCATGACGAAGAAGGCTATCGAGGCCGCTGGGCATTCCAAGCGAATCCACATTGCACTGGTGGAGTTGAAAGACGACGCCAATCAGGGGATTCGCAAGATCCGCGAACGGTTGGAGACATTGGAAAGCCAAGACGAGAATGGCGATCCGGTCGCCAAATCTGAGGCGGAGCGCGATGCTGCCAATCTGGTGGCGATCTACAAACGAAAAGCCAGCAACGAAGACACGCCAGCGGACGAGCAACGCAACCAATTTGCTGCACTGCAAGTGTGTGCTGTAGAAATGGGATGCGAGCTGGAATACATTGCTCTGATCTCTGAACTCTAAACCAACATGGGGCACGCAAGTGCCCCTCTTTTCTAACATCTTAAAGGAAACAAAATGATTCGATTAATCTTGGCTTATGTTCTTGGCTCGGCTGTCACCATGCTTACCTACGTGGCATATATGGAGGCATCGTATACCGGTGTCCTACTATCGGGAGCCGCAATCGGCGCATCTATCTGGTGGGTTTGGTCAACCGGTATCTCTATAAAAGAAGACATCAACCAAACATTCTGATCTACAGGCAGGCACCGTGTGTGTCTGCCTTTTTTTATGCCTATCGAAACC